CTTCAAACTCTTTGTTTAGCTCTGAATCAGCTATTCCACCAACCGGCCCAACTACCCCGGAAAAAATAACAAACGCACCGACCTCGGCACCGTGCCCGATGATATTTACAGTAACAAAGTTAGATACGTCTGCCGTAATGGTTGTAGATCCAACAGTTTGTGAACCAGAAATTGTGTATGTGCCAACACCGCCGGTACCCGTACCGAAAGAAGTAATCGTAGTTCCTGCAGCTATTCCAGAACCTGTAATGGTTACACCGATAGCCAATTGACCAGAAGTAACCCCGGTGATTGTAAGCACCGCCCCACTAATAGAGCCTGTACCAATAAAACCCGTAGCGAAGCAGTTGTCTGTATCGGGGCTGGTTAGCACCGTGCGGATCGGGGTGATGCTGTTAAATGAACCACCAGCCTCAACATAAAGGCGTCTATTAGTTCCAACAGCTAAAAGATTATCTGAGTAGGTTGTTACCCAGTTGTACATCTGTCGGCAGACACCCATTACCGTATTGGGTGTTGATTTTGTCCAACCACCTAATTTCTGCGGATACCCCGAAAAGAACCTAATCTTGTCGCAGTCCCACCAGCCGCCTTCACCAGAGTAGTTAGTCTGGTCGCGGTTTACGCCGGGTTTAAACTGCAGTTTGATAAGGGGCATGTCATCTACCTAAGTACAAGTTCCGTTCATCTTCCCTGCGGCGCACTAACCCCGGCATTACTTTGCCAGCAGCCTTAGTCCACATCATAAAAGCTTCAGAAGCACCTTGATAGTCCCCCCGGTTATGCCTAGCTCTTATTGTGGAACGCTGAAGGGCACCCAGACCAACATTGAAAGCGAAGCTAACGAGTGCATCAAAGCGACGCTGATTAAGACCAGAAGGACATAGTCGTTCCACTCCGCGCTCAAAGCGTCTAAGGTCTTCTTCCAGAATTGATTCGACTTCTGCCATTCCAAGCTTTCGGTCCCAGCCTTCTGGAATTGGTAAATTTTTGCGGTCTTCAAATTTAACTCCTATGTGTGCAGGGTCGATGACGTGCCCAACGCCAACGGTCCACAAAGCTGCCGGACACCGGTAGGGTCTAAAACGAACCCCTTCGTGGTGCATGAGCATCTTTCGGGCTTTTTCACTTACTTTCATCTCTTACCAAAAGCTTGTGTTCCAAACCAAAACGCAATGATTGAACTAAATACAATCGCTGAGTCTTCGTCCCATAGGATAGCCAGCGCTACATCAAACGGCACACCCATGTGATAGGCGTAGCCTGCACCAAATAGGTTAACTGCCACCAACATAAAGAACATGCCATAAGTAATGACAGGACGAACAGAAGCCCGAAGATTAACAACCCACTGAGAAGCACCCTCACCAATAGCTGCGTCGTGGGCATACATAGCTTCGCGCTCTTGCACCGCCGTCTGCATGGCTACTTGGTCGGTGCGAATCTCTTCAATACGCTGCTGTGCAATAAACCCACGCTCCATCAGGGCCAGCTCACGCTCCATCTGCAACCGGGCAAGGTCAAGTTCTTGCTTCTTATCTGACCTGTCCTGAGCAAAACTAAGGATCTTAGGCAGACCCCCAGCAAGGAAAGATACAAGAGTGGAAAGTAGCGTAATCATGCTTCATCCTTTTTCATCGTGTAGGTGTCGTGCCCTTTTTCAACCGTAACTTTGCCGTCTTCTACGTTTACTTTCATAGGCGGCTCTTTCTGATCTAGGCGCTCAATAAGACCTTGGATGACCTTGAACTCAGGCTTTTCTTCCTTGTCTTTGGTGCCAGTAATGCCAGTCAGCATAGCGATAAGAGCCATGATTACGCCAGAAGCCATACCAACAATAGGTGTCAGTGCTTCTGATGTAAGAATAAAAGCTGAAAAAATCACCATAGCAATAACCAGCACGATAGCTGGCAGGCCTACATAACCAATAAACCGGCTTGCGGCTTCTTTTGCTGTTTCGCGGTCCATATTACTGACCCCAGACCTTACCGCCGATGGGTTGTGAAGTTGCGAAGATCGAGACGTGTTGCGCCGGGGTTGATAAGTCGTACCCACAATCGGAGCAGACTTTAGCGGCAAGTTCTGCCTCATCTACATCACGATCACAATTTGGGCACAGAATCTCAACCACGTGCTTAGGATCAACCACTTCACCATTTGCCATAACTGCTGCATTTTCTAGGATCATTTTTTACTCCTGTGGTAATAATGCTTTAAGTTCTTCTACAGTGGTTGCTGCATCCATTTGGGTTTGCATTACAGCGTATTTATCACGAATAGCTTGACGGGCGGCTTCAGCTTGGGCTGCTTTAGCGGGTATTGTGGCCTCGACATCCAGAGGTGCAAACTCTTTAGCCCGTGCAGCGCGGCGCTTGTCGTGAGCAATACCCTTGGCTTTGTTTAAATCGTGACCAATTGCTTTGCCGTTTTTTACCCACGCATTGCGGAAAGTGCGGTCTGAAGGAATTGCAGACACGGGAACAATCTCACCCTGAGCGCCTGCCGGTACATCTTTAACGAGAACGTCTTCAATCGAGATCTCGCCCGTCGGCACTACTACAGCGACACCTCCATCTGGGGTGGCGTAGATAATTCGTTGGTCGGACATTCCAAACCCCTTAACTAAAAATTAAATTATCGGAAAATAGACACAAGACAATACGCAGAGTCTTCGATACTTGCGTCAGTTCCAGCACTTGCGCTTCTTATAGATGTAACACGAACGCTACCTGTTGCTGGCAAAGTACCTGCTGCTGATTGAGTTGCAGAAAGACACATTACCATTGACTTACCAAAAGTAAAGTCCGATGACGCTTGTCCAAAGACTACACTGTAGTTCGCATCCGGCATTGCAGTTGAAAAATTAACTGTATAAATTCCAATTCCGTTGTCAGTGATACTACTGACGTTAGCCTGCGCCCGAATCGACACCGTACCCGTGCCATTAAAGTTTACCCACGCACGGGCGGCATAATAAGCAGGATTTCCAGTGGTTGTTGTAATGCCGGTAGGTGCAGCAGCAGAGGTCCACGACGTACCGTTGGATGTGAGAATCTGACCATTTGCACCCGGTGCAATTAAGTTAACAATGCCAGTGCCGTTGCCCGCTAAGAGGTTGTTCGCGGTCAGTGTGTTTCTACCTGTTCCCCCGTTAGCCGCAACTAATGTTCCAGCAAGCGTTACATCCCCAGAACTTAGTGTGTTTGGAGTAAAACCTGTTGTACCCGCACTAAATCTTGTCCCTGCCGCCGGAGCAACAGAAGTCCAAACTGTTCCATCAGACGTTAAAACGTTACCAGATGTACCTACAGAACTTAACCCCGTACCGCCAGAGGAAGGAGACAGAGCAGTACCAAGAGTCAAAGACGGGATGTGGTCAATTGCAGAAACTACGTTTGTACCGTCGTTATAAACAAAGACTTCAGCACCATTAGGCACTGTAACGCCTGCGCCTGTGGTGTTTTTAACAATGATGCTCTGCCCGCCGGTCGTGCTGTTTTGAATTAGGTAAGGCTTTTCAATCGCTGGAACAATTAGGTTCCGAGTAACCGTAAGAGATACGCTTGAGGTTGCTCTTAGTACGAAATGTCGTGCAATCTGGGTTGCGTTTGTGTTGGTAAGCGTTAGGGTCAGGTCTGCGTTGGTAGGAAAGTTAGCAACCGCTAACCCCACAATAGCTTCTTCAAGGGCCGTACCCAAGTTGTTATTGGTCGTGCTACCCCACGTTCCGGACTGTTCACCAGTCCCTATCAGCTCAATCTTTAATGCTGAATATGTACTTGCCACGGTTTACTCCTTAAATTTGGTCCGCAACCAGAGTTACGGCATTTTAGCTCTATTACCACAAAAATACCACGTTTGTCATCTATACCGGTATGTCAACCCAATCAGGAACCTGAGCGTCGTTTACCGGAACCCAGACCCCATCTTGCCCGTCGTTAATACCAATCCACACTGCTACATTTTCTAATTGTGCAATGCACAATACACCATCTACAAAGACAGACAAACCAGTACGAATATCAACATCCCCAACTTCGCCGGTAGCTTCAACCCCAGTAACCAGAAACTGAATCGGTATGCGAAGCTCTTCATTACCAAGCTGAGTTACTCCAACTACCCCAAACGGAATAACTACGGACGCCTTAGCCACAACTGCTACATCACCAACCTCGCCAACACCCGCAACCCCGGTTACTTCAACCCTTTGAAATACTGCGGCTAATACCGTGCCCACCTGCCCAGTGCCAGAAACCCCAGTAACGCTTACCTGCTCGTTTTCAAAGACCTGAACGGTCCCTACCTGCCCTGTACCGCTTACGCCTGTAACTGGAACACTTACAAACCCGCCCGGACGGACAGCAACCGTAATGGCACCCCAAGTGCCTGAAGCCCAGTCTGTCCATGAAGCAGGGTTTTCAGTCCCTGCCGGGTTAACTTCTTTTGTGGCTACTGCCGTGGTCGATGGATTAGTGTCTGTCTGGGTAATATCTGTCTGGTTTATGTACCCGCTAGGGGCCGTAATAGCTGAATCCAGAACCCTGCTGCTTGCAAAAGTCAGCACCCAAGCCCGATTAAAGACTGTAGTTATTGCCGGATTGTCCGGATTGGTGCTAGACCCAGAAGCCGTAGTTGATGCCGCATCTTCAGGCTGAGATGTCTCTACCCCACGCAAAATCAAAGCAACTACTGTATGGGCATCTTGCGGTTGGCCTGTACCGTTTATGGTTACGCTTGTGTCTGGGGTTACCCCCATGATCTTGCGCCAAACCCAAGTTTGCTGAGTACCGCTTGTAACGTTGTTTATTGGGGTATACCCTGATGTTGCTATGGTTGGTGTTCCATCAATACCCGAACAGACATAGACCACATCATTCTGCAGAACCCCAGCCGGGAAGGTCAGCGTTACGGATCCGCCGTTGTTAATTGCACCAGTAAGTGCGCCGCCGGTTATAAGAGAAATAGCCATTACGCTACCTTCTTAACAGGCGTCCAAGCGCCTTCTTGAGTGTCATTAACCGGACTCCATGAGCCACCCTGTGAATCATC